CCCGCGCCGCCCGTGCCAATGACAATCGTGAGCGTCGTCCCTGCCGTGTACTCGCGAAAGCTCACGGCCTTCCCGCCTTCGCCGCCTTTACTGCCGCCGAACGAGGCGCCCGCGAACGAGCTGCCGCCGCCGCCCCCGCCGCCAGGGCCGAGGGCCTGCATTTCCACCTGCACGGTTCCGGCGCCGGGTACGTTCCACGTTTGCCCGGCTGAAAAGAGCACCTCGTTTTGAAACTCATCCGTCGGAATGACAATCGTCGTCTTGGCCGCGCGCACGATCCGCAAGAGCGAATCGAGATTCAGCTGCCGCTTGTTCGTCGCCGTGCCTTCGATCTCGTAGAGGATCTTGCCCTCGTCGTCTGAGATGCTCATGCGGGAAATCTGATATTCGCCGCTGAGGCTGAGCCCCGGCATATCGACTTCGAGCAGCTGCCCGACATCGAGCAGCGTGCGACGCAACCGCGCGGTAAAGTTTTTATTCACACGCGCGCGGGATTGCATAAAGAGAAACGCGAAACTCACGCCCAAGCGCGCCAGCTCGACGACATCGTTTGACGACGGGTGTTGAATCGTTTCGTAGGCCCGATAGATCCCGCTCGATCCCTCAATCGCCGAGCGCAGCGCGATCTCTGCCGTATCGGCCCGCTCGATGTTCGCCGTGGCGCCGCTCGTGCCGGTGACGAGGACCGTGACGCTGTTCACGTAATCATCGACATCCTCGACGGCCTGCGCATACTCGGGCTCGGCGTTCGTGAGCGCGAACGGCGCCTCGCGCAGCGCGAGCTTTCTGAATGAGATCACTTTCTCGGGACTGATTTCGATGGAGCCGCCGCCCGCCTCGGCAATGTCGCGCAGGTAATCCGAGGCCCGGACATAATCAGCATCGACGAGCTTGAGCACGGGCGGGCCGGGATCGGTGTACCCCAGCGAGAAATTATCGGCATCGAGATCCGCGTCGAGGATTGCAAACTCGATCAAACTCTGCACGGGATAATTCGCATACGAGCTTTTGACGAGGTGCCGTTCGAGCTGCCCTTCCCAGCCCACGGCCTCGACGGTAAACTCTTTCACGGCCTCGGACTGATCGGTGTTGAGCGTGACGGTTTGAATGATCCCGCCGAAATAGAGTTTGCCGCGATCCGTAAACGTGACGGTTTGCCCGCAGAGCGGGACAATCGGCGGGTTGATTACAATAAACGAGAGCGAGCCTTTGCCGTTGAGCACCAGCTCGCAGCCGAGCGAGCCCACTTTCGGCGAGCCAATGATCTCGCCTTGAATCGTGATCCAATAGCCGAGCCCGCTGATCTCAAGCGGCGCCGCTGCCGTGGCAGACGGTTCGAGCACGGGCGCATCGAGCGCAGGCCATTCCCCTAATGCCATCGTTCACCCATTCGCACTGTGCTTAATGAGCTGAAACGCATTATTGGCGCATCGAACATACGTAACGATATCGTTGGCGTTCGGCGTAATGTCGAGCGCTGCCGGATGCTTCAAGGTCGATCCCTGCTGGAGTGTCGTATTGCCGTTCGTAAAGAGAATATAAAACATCTGCCCGTCGGTTTCGTCGTCGAAATCGGTGATCGTCGTCGCCCCGGTGTTCGAGCAAATAAACACGTTCGCGCCTTTGATCGACGGCGAGGCGTCGCCGTCCACGAACGTCTTGCTGCCGATACTATTAAAGCTCTCGGGTACATGCTCGCAGTACACGTATTTCGTGCCAGGGCCGAGCGCGAGTTTCGCGCCGCCGATACTTGAACCGAGGCAGAGATCGCGTGAGAACGTATCAGGCCCGCCGCCGTGATCCGTAACCGTGCCGATCCCATATTCCCAGTATGGCCCCCACAGAATCGTATAGAGCACCTGCGCGCCAGCGCCGAATGCGAATTGAATCCCCCGGTGCCCCGTCGTCGGGCCGCCGAGCGTCAGATCGCCCGTGCCGGTGGTTGTCGTCGTTTCTTCGACGAGCATTGCGAGAAAGTTCGGCATCAGGTATTGACCGAGCGTGAGACTTCAAACCAGGCGCCGAGCACGCGCACGAGCGTAATCGTATCGTTACTTGAAAACGTAAAATTCACGCCGCCCGACAGGTGAATGTTCGCGCCATGCTGTAGCGTCATGTTGGCCGTGGTTGACGAGATCACGATCACCTGCCCTTCCATCCCGCTTGTGAAATCCGTGACTGTCGTCGGGCTCGTATAATTCGAGAGCCACACGTTGCCGCCTTTGACGGCGGGCGAGGTCCCATTATTCGGGAACACTTGCACGCCGTTATTAAAGCAGGCCTCTGGCGGGATCGGGCACAGCACGGTTTTCGTGCCCGCGCTCCAGTTGACCGCCGCGCCCCCGGCTGAGCTGTTAATCACAATCGTACGGGCGAGCTGATTCGAGGAGTTGATCGTACCGAGCCCGTATTCATACGTCGCGCCGTCGGCACTGTAAACCATGTAATAACAATTCGCGCCGTTGCCGAAGGAATCGAGAAACGTCCAGTAGGTTGCGGGCGCCCCGTTGAGCTGATAGGTGCCCGTGCCCGTCGTCGTCGTGGTTTCTTTCACGCGAGGCCGAATCAGTTGAGCCATTACGCAGGCGCCCCCTCGTGTCGCCATCCGGCAGAGGTGTACCGGCTTACTGCTTTCATGAATTTTTTCCCGTCGATTGCAATCGTCGTCTGAATAGGCCGCTGATCGCCGCCCCCGCCGAGCAGATCGCCTGCACGGTCTAACGGAATGATTGCCTCCGGCCCGGCCTCGCCCACCATGCCGAGCGTCGGCCCTGTCACGACGCCGCCCTCGGCGAATTTGATCGCTTTCAGCGCGAGCAGCGCGCCCGCGATCACGACGACGCCCGCGAGGATCGCGCCCGCCCACGGGATACCGAACACGGTTTCGGTCAAGGCGGTGGCGATTGCCGTGAGCACGCCCATGATCGCTGTACCGACAGCGGTCACGATCCCGACGAGCGCCGCAAACATGCTCGTCATGGCCGCCGTTACCGTGCCCCACACGCCGACGACGAACGCGCCCGCGCCCGCCCACACGCCTTCTGTGCCTGCGGCTGCCGCTTGATTGACGAGAAACGATTTTGCCGCCGAGGCCGCTGCCGCCACGCTCATATTGATCGCGGCCTGTACGACGGCGATCTTTGTAGACTCCCATGCGGCCTTGAGATCGCCGCCTTTCACAACCATCGTCGCGATTGAATTGCTCCAGGTGCTTACCATCGACGCCATCGAAAAGACGTTCGAGGCCTGCAGATCGTTGAGCTGCTTTTCCCAAAAGCCGGGAAACTGCTGCACGATCTGAATCCGTTTCGTTTCTCGATCCATATCGAGCGCATGTACTTTGGCGTTATAGGTTGCCAGGCCGATCAATCGCGCGTCGTATTGTTCTTTCAGCGCGGCGGTTTCGAGTTTGTAGCGCTCTTCGTTGGCTTCAAACGCCACTTGCCGGGCGGCATCAGCCGCGCCGATCAAGCCTTGCTCGGCTTGAAAGAGCACCTGCTGCTGGCGCTCCACCGACTCAGCGATAATCACATTATTTTCGAGGACATCGTTGCGATGCAGCCAGGATTGCGTGCCTTCCTCGACAATCGCGCGGCCCTTGGCTTCCTCTTCGAGCATGACGCTGATCGCGTCGGCTGAATCCATTTCTTTGGCGCCCCAGATTTCGGCGAGATTGCGCTGCGCCTCGCGGATATGCTCGACCGATTTCTCGAACGGGCCGCCCGTGATCTTCGCCATGTTGCCCGTACCGATGCCTTCCGACAGACTTTGCAGGCGTTCGGCTTCGAGCACGCGCTCAGCGAACGCGGCGTTTTCTTCCTTCGCCGTGCGCTGGATAATGTCGAGCTGCACTTTGCCGAGCGCCTCTTCGGCATTGCGCTGCGCCTGCAGGTAGTGCTGCGTATTAACGAATCGCGTGACGAGCTTGCGCCCGAGCGCCTCTTGCCGTTCGCCCCGCTCAATATCGCTCGCCTTGTCGAGTTCGTTTTGCTTTTGTGTCGCCTCGACAATCGCTCGCCCGAGAAACGCCTGCGCACTGTTGTCCTCTTTTTGGATTTGCCCCGTCAGCTCGCGTATGCGAAAGGTAATCCCGGCGATCCCGTCGGTGATTGCTTTAATCGTGGCGAGCACGCTCGGCGCGAAGGCGAGAGCAAAGGCCGTTTGTAATCCCTTGAGGGCCTGCCCGAGATCGTCGCTCGCGTCGTCGACTTTCGTGAGCGCTGCAACCTGCTCGTTCGTGAGGATCAAGCCGAACCGCTCAGCGGCCTTGCGCGACTCATCGAACGCGGCGGCGCCACGGTTGAGGATCGGAATCATATCGAGGCCGGATTTCCCGAAGAGCTGCACGGCGAGCGCGGCTTTCTCAGCGCCGTCGGGCATCTTTTGGAACTGATCGGCAATCGCACGAATCGCGTCGTCGGTCGTCCCGAGCTGCGCGATGCTGATCCCCAGCTCATCGAACGAACTAGCCGCTGCGCTCGCGGGATTGCGCGCCTCGACGATTTCTTTCGAGAGGGTTTTCGTGGCAACCGTGAGCTGCTGCGCCTGTACGCTGTTCTGCGCCATGACGACAGACCAAGATTGCAGCGTTTGCACGCTGATCCCGGTCTTTTGGCTCATCTGTTCGGTTTCTTCGGCCTGCTTGGCGATTGCCAGGGTGTTCGCCGTGATCGCCGAGGTCACGGCGAGGATCGCCGTCGCCCCGACTTTGCCTACGGTTTGCAGCTTCGTGCCGAAATCGACGCTCGCGCTGCCGAGCTTCGCGAATTCCTTGTGCAGCTCGCTTGCGTCGGCGGCGATCTTGACAACGAGCGATCCGATATCAGCCATGCGTTACGCTCCCGGCTGCTGCATGCCGCGAAAGAATGAAAGCACCTGATCGCCGCTCATTTTGCGATCCTCTTGCGCTGCCCGCGTTTTGAACGAGAGCATGAAATCGTCGAGCTTGAATACCTTGCCCTTCGGCGCGTTCACCTGCGCAATCGTTTTCGCAATTAGCGCGGCGTGATAATCGTCGCGTTTCGGCCCGAACGGATTCATTTCGTAGTACGCGATCCATTCGCAAAACTCCTCGCTACTCATCACCTCTTGCCACTCGGCGATGGTGCGCCCGCCTAGCGCCAATGCCAGCAGGTGCCAGAATTGGCGCTCGGGGCGCTCGCTCAGTTTTTTGCTTTCGCCTGCAGATCCTCGGCCCTCATACAGCTGAGCCGTTGCGAGGCCTCGAATAACCTATCGAGGATCTCGCCGCTCTTCTCGCCGAGCGCGTCGAGGTGCTCAGCGGTAAAGAGTAAATTCCCCTGAGCATCGCAGATCGTCGCCGCGAGGAGACTCGTGCGCGTGTTCTCGTGAATAATCTCGACTTCCTTGCCGTGCATGCGATAGCGAGACTTCTCGAATCGCTCGCGCGCTTTCCCGGTGAGGTTGCGAATATAGACAGTGCCGCCCCACTCGGGCACCTCGACGGCTTCGATCTTCATATCGACGGCTGCTAGGATTTGCTCGCGCGATAATCCAGCATGGCCGTTGCTCTCAGGGTTCATACGCAGGCCCTCCTCGTGTTAATCCCGAGTCAGTTAATAACTGATCTCATGGATATTGTTATGGTGTTATCGTGAGCGCTCCGGTGATCCGCAGCGTGATCTTGCCGCCCGTGACATCATCCGTCGGGAACGATTTCGGAAACGAGGTCACATACGCCTGGAACGTAATGCTCGCCGTCGCCCCTGCGGCGTTCGGCGGCGGGATCACTTTCCAGTCCCGCTTTGTCCGATTCTGCAGATCGGCCCAGATCGCTTGGTGCGTCGTGTCGGAGTGGACCCAGTTCAGATCGACGTCAATCGTGCCGGGGTCGATCAAGCTCGGGATAAACTCGCGGTAATTCCCCGACGCCGCCGAGCTGTGCGTCGTGACATCTATCGTCGAGACTTCGGTGCTCGGGCCGTCGATGTTTTTCACTTCGCCGAGCGTTTGGTAACTCGGCGTCGAGCCTGCCGTCGCCCCGCTGCGTTGTAACAAGGTTCCGTACGATGGTATGGCATTGCTTGACATAGTTCCCTCCTGTTTATTGCGTTCTTGGATCTGCCCGCGTGTGCTCGTACACGATTTCAACCCGCAGCCCACGAGCGAGGTGCGGCGTTTCGGCGTCGACTTCCATCTCCAGATAGGTCGGTGGATCGGTCATGAGTGCTAAGCCATCCCAGCGTTGATTGCTCGCGAGGCAGCGCTCGATATCGCTCACGAACGCATTCAAAATCTCGCCGCCTGAGCGCGGATCTGCTGCCTCGTCATGCCGTACGCAGACGACGAGAAAGAGTTCCATGCGGCGCCGGATACGCGGCGCAGCGGATTTTTCCAGCTCGGGAAAACAATCGCCCTCTTTCACGAGGATTGTCGGCATGGTCGAGAGATCAATGCCGCTCGCGCGAAAGCGCTGCACGCTGCTGATCTCGTTCTCGTATCCGTTGGCAACCGAGATCGTCGCCAGGGCGGTACTGATCGTTTTCAATATCTGCTCTTGAATCGAATCCATTAGAGCTTCCTCTTGAGCGCCTTCTGCAGCGCTTGCTCGGTGCCGCGCAGGCCCGCCTCGGCGACTTTCTTGAGTTCCGGCAAGGCCCGGCTGCGCACGAGCTGGCGAAATTTCAGCCGGGCCGGGATCACCACCTGCGGCACTACGGCACTGATCTCGCCTTTCCCTTTGCCGAGTTTCTTTTCGCGCAGGAATAAAAACCCGGTTTTCCCTTTGGCTTTGATCGTGATCCCCTTCTCATGCGTGTGCAGAATGCGCGAGATCCCGATCTTCCCGGCGAGGTTTTTGTGCGTGTCGCCCTGTACATAGGTCCAGATATTCTTGCCTTTCGCGAGCTTCCCGGCCTTGATCCCCGGCGCGCCTGACAGCTGCTCTTTAATAAAGAGCTTGCGAATCCGCTGCGCCCCGCGTTTCATTTCGGTGCGCATGTAGCGCAGGCTGAGCTTGTCGGCATTGTTGAGGCCCTCGACAAACTCTTTGCCGTTCACGAGGATCGCTGAGATTGCTTCGCTCATAGTTCCCGCACCTGCATGAGAATATCTTCCTCCAACAGATCGCCGTTCGAGAGCGTCATCATGAACGTAATCCGATAATCGTTGCCGTGCGTGCCGTTCAGCACTTTAATGATCGACTGTGTGCCGCTCACGCTTGAGAGCGTGTTCGCGATCACGGTGTTATCGACGACGAGATCAGGGTATCGCGTGGCCTCCACCGTGCCCGACACGAGCGAGGCGCCGACGGGCAGCTTGCCCGCCCATTCGACGGCGATGAGATATTGCTCTGCCGGTTGCTTAGCAAATTTGTTCACGGTGCCCCCCAGCTGGAAAGATAAACCGGCGATCCCTTGCCGCGATCACGAACACACGGCCCCGCGCCTTAAAGACGAATACGCGAGACTTCGCGAGGAAAATCAGCTCGGGCAATTCCTTCGGAATCGTCAGCTCGGCAACGAGCCTGCCAACGTCGCGGCTGATCCCGCCGTCGAGCGGCAGGCTGCTTACGAGCAGGCCGCTTGCCGTGTAGCCGTGTGCCCGGGTGATCGGGCTCGCGAACGGATTCTCAAACGCCCCGGTTGCGAGCGCCTGCGCGAGACTCGTGCCGGTGAGCGGCAGGCGAACCAAGAGTTCGATGCTCGTGAGCGAGAGCCCGTGCGCCATGCTCGGCGCGCTTGGCGTAATAATCCGCAAGAGGCCGACGGCCTGCGCGTGGGCTCGGATGCTCCCGGCAACCGGCTGCACGCTTGCCCCGGTGAACGCGAGCACGGCAACGGCCCTCGGATGCCCGAGGCTTGAGCCCCTGAGCGCGAGCTGATAGCTCGGCGGTTCGCCGACGGCCCTGCCGTGCCCTTGTATCCAGCCGCCCGCGAGGCTGATATGCAGATTCGCGAACGTGCGGCTCGTCGCATAGCTATCGCCGTCGAGCGCGATCACAAGCGCCCCGGTAAACCCGAGCTGCGCATTCGCCAGGCCCGCCGCCCGGCTCGTGCTCGTCAATGCTTGCTTGCTCGTGAGTGTCGCGCCCGGCGTGCGCGCTGAGCCGATTGACGGCTGCGCGGCGTAGAATGTTTTGATCGTGGCGACGGCCCGGCTGCTCGCTCGGCTGATCCCGCCTTGGATCTGCACAACGGTAATCGGTAGGAATTCGAGCACGCCTGAATAGGTGCGCGCGACATCCCGGCTCGGGGCAGCACTCACGGGTAATTTATTAAAGCCGACAGTTCCGAGCGCCCGGCTCTCCGCGAGGCTCACGCCGACGAGCTGCGGCCTGATCGTAAGAAACGCGCCGGGCACGCGGGCGCTCTGCCGTGAGAGGCCTTGCAGATTGATATGCAGGCTCGACGTAATGGTTGCGAGCGAACGCCCGCCCATCCCGCGCGACGGCCCCGTTTCCTGGTGCGTGTGCAGCCAGGCCGAGGCGCGCGGATCGGCCTTTGACGGCGTGACGTAATAGAGCGTGAGCAGCGTCGGCGTCGAGGCTGATCGGGCGCGGCCTTCGGATCGGCTCAAGCCCGCGACGCCGATTTTCGGCCCGCTCAGGGTTTGCAGCTGCAGGCCATGCGCTTTGCTACTGGCCCGGCTCAGCCCCGCGAGGTTCGTTGTCGCGCCGCCTGAGAATTGGAGCGTGCCCAGCGCGCGGCCCGAGGCGAGACTCGGTACGGTGGCGTAGTACAGTTTGATATGGACCGAGAGCACCCGCCCGCCCATGCCCCGGCTGATCGTCGGCGGCTGCTGCCCCTGCAGCCCGAGCGTCGTCAGGCAGCGCGCGAGCCCGGTGGCTCGGCTCGGCCCGGTTTCCTGGTGCAGTTGGATCGCGGCGAACGTGCGCGGCGCCCCGCGCATCGGTGTCGCGTAATAGACGCGCTTGAGCAGGCTCGGCCCGAGCGCGCGGCCTTCGGCCCGTGAGAGGCCGCTGCCCATATCGAACCCTGCGCCCTGAAACCGCAGCGTTGCCGGGCCTGCCTTTGCGATATCCCGTGACGGCGTTGCCTTGCCCACGAGGATAATCCCGGTGGATACGGCGCGGCCCGTATCGCGTGAGATCGCCCCGCCGATATCAGTTGTCGGGAAATGCGTCGAGAGCTGTGCCGTGTCTCGGCCATTGGATCTCGACGCGCTCCCGAGCGAGACTTTCCCGCCGAGGAAAGCCGAGGCGGCGATCCCGTTCGAGCGGCTCAGCGCCGAGGGAATCAGACTCTTGAGGGTTGCCGGTTGCGTGCGGCTTGAGGCCCGCGAGAGCGCGGCAGGAATCAGGCTCTTGAGCGTGCCCGGCTGCGCGATCCCAGACGAGCGCGAGAGGGCGGCGGGAATCAGGCTCTTGACGGTTGCGCCTGGTGTGAGCCCAGCCGCCCGCGAGAGCCCGTTGCCCATGTTGAAATTGACGACGCCCGCGCTGAGCGTTGCGCCAGGTGCTAGCCCGTGGGCTCTCGACGGCGCGGCTGCGAATTGACTCGTGAACGTCGCACCCGGCGAACGGGCAGCGGCCCTCGACGGGGCAGGCGTGAGTAGACTTTTGAACGCGCTCGGTTGTGCGAGGCCGTGGGATCGCGACGGCGCGGCTGCGAACTGGCTTGAGAACGTAACGCCCGGCGAGCGGCCAGTGCTTCGGCTGATCCCGGCGAGCGAGACTTTGCCGCCGAGGGTTGCCCCGGCGACGCGCGCGACATCCCGCGAAGGCGTCGCATAGTTGACGGCGAGAATGCCGGTTGAGAGCGCAAGGCCTGCCGCGAGCGCGATCCCGGCGCCCATCGAAAAGATCGTGCTCGGCCCGCCCCGGCTCTGAATGCGCGGCTTCGTTTCTTGATATTGCGGCTTGCGATTCGGTGAGGGATACAGAGCCATTTTACACGCCCGCTCCTGCCGGTAAGATCGGCGCCATTACGCGGCCCGGCGTCCAGAATTGCAGGGTATTCGCAAACTCAAGCCAGGGCCGCAGCGTCGTCGTCGTCGTGGTTTCATCGACGGGCAGATCGCCGCCCGAGGCATTGCAGCCCCAACGAATCGAGCCGTTGTGCCCTTGCACTTGGCTCGCCGCCGTTGTGATATTGCCGCCGAGCCCGACTTCGATCACGAGCCGGTCCCCAGGATCGACGACGGTGTACGACGAGAGCGCCGTTGAGGGAAACGTGCGATTCGCGAGCGCCGTGCCGAGTTCGAGACTCGTCGCCCTGGTGATCGCGAGCAGGGTGGCCCGCGTCGAGCCGCCCGAGTACGAGCACACGAGGATTTTGATCGTGAGAAATAAATTGTTGTTCGCGTGATCTTCGAGGCATTGAAACTGCCCGGTGACGTTCCCGCTGAGTACCTGCAAGCCGAGCGGATCGCTCACATATTGCCGGTGACACGAATCGCGGTTCGTGAGATCGTCGGCGCCGTCGGGCGCGTAGCTCGTCGTCGTGAGCGTCGAGCCATCGGGTGCGAGCAAGAGCTGCCGCTGTACCGAGTTGATATGCTCCCACTCGGTTGAGCCGACAGGTGCGGGCGGCGTAACCGGCGCCGCCAGCGTTTCGGGAAAATAGAATCGCGTCGCCATCAGGCATCACTCATCCCAAGTAAAATCGAGATCGCACAGCTGCCCCGTGCCCGTCGGTACGATAATGCCGAGCCCGTTCGCCGTGCCTTCGGCGACGAGAACCCCGCGATCCCCGAACGTCCAAATAATCCCGGCGCCGACATAGGCCCCGAGCGTACATTGCTTGAGGATCTGCCCGACTGTGCCATCGCCGGTATGCCCGGCGAATACCGTCGCCAGCGGCACAGGGCCGCCGTTGTCGTATTCGCCCTCGGTCTGCCCGGCGCCGACGTTCGTTGCTGCTGTAAACCGGGCGAGCGCAATCGCGAGGGCCGTTGCCGTCGTGTTTGTCACGCTTACCTCGACGAGCCGAAAATTGCCCGTCGCTGGCGCAAAGATCGACATCATGGCCCGCAGGCTTGTCCCTGCAACCGTGCCGCGCATGCCGAAAGAATAGCGAGCCATAGAATCCCCCTTCGTTAGTAGCGATGCACGTTTGCCCGTTGCTTGATCGGCTCGTGAATCGTGATCGTGTCCTCAATCATGAGCGGCGCCTCGCGCAGCCATCGTTTTACTTTGTAGCGCCAGTAGGCCTCGAATACTTTCTGCCCGGCGCGCCGATACCCGGTGACGAACGCCCACAGAATCAGCGCGCGATATTTAATCAGGCTTGCGAGCAAGAGCAGGCCCTCGATGCCATCCATAAACGTAAGCGTGAGCCCGCGCGGCGCTTTGCCGAGGATCGCGCCCTCGACGCGCCCGCTCGCCCGCGAGGCCTGCAGATCGAAATCGTTCGCCTCGTCGAATTTATCGGCGGGAATTTTCACGAGAAACGCATCGAGGCGATTGCCGCCGAGGTTCGTCGTCCAAATAAAATAGCGCCCCGATACGTCGATATTCCCTTTCGGCTGCAGACTGTACGGCGCCCCTTGCCAGGCGCCGCCGCTGGCGTTGGGATCGGTCATGATCGGCGCGACGATCAGCTGCCGCCCGCTGCCGTCCATGCGTACGCAGGTGATTTCGTTCTGCACGCTGTAAAACGTCGAGGCATCCGAGCCACAGATCATGCGCAGGCGTTGCGGCAGGCCCGGTTTCGCATTGAGGTGCGTCGGGTGCTGCATCGCGTTCACATTCAAGCTCGGGTTGTAATGGATCGCGCCGCCGAGGCTATTCGGAAACACGTAATAGATCGTGGCGTTTCTATCGGGCGGGGCGGGGTAATAATTATCGGCGCCGACGATATAGTTGTACCCGGTTTCGGCATGCCCGAGCGTGTTGTTTGGCCCGGTGACGCGATTGACTTCGGCGCCCGTGGCATTATCGAAAAATCGGTTATAGGTCGGCTCAAACGAACCGGGCACGGTGGCATCGTATTCGAGGCTGATCGTATAGGCCCCGGCTTTCTCCAGCATGCACTCGTCGAAATTGTTGGCGATTCGCGGATACCAAAACGTCTGAACCGGCGCCGTCGTTTTCTTGACGAGGCAGCCCATTTTATTCCCGCCTGCATCGCGCAGCGTAAAGGAATGATAGGCATCGTTGACGGAACTATGCGGTTGATAGATCGTGTACGGGCAGGTGGTAAAATCGCAGCCCGCGAGCGTGCCGTCGCGAATATCCCAGACGGTTTCAAAGACTTTCGAGATTACGTCATAGCGCACGAGCTGCTTACTGCCCGCGACGCCATCGACGAAATACAGTTTCGTCGGCAGCGTGCCGCTGAAATAGCAGCCCGCCGTGCAATCCATATTCCGATACGCGCCTGCATTGAAGATCGGGCCGTCGAGCGTGATTGCTTCGGTGGTTTTGTTATATCGGAGGAGCTGCAGGCCCGTGCCGCCACGCGCCGACGAGAGGCCGACGTATATCAGGATCTCGTTCGAGGCCTCGTGCGCGTTCATGTTCGCCCAATACGAATAGCCGATATAGTTGACGCAATCCTGGTTCCCGGTACAGTCCGACGGCTGCGTAAGCCTGATCCCGCGCGTGCTGTACGGCGCGGGAAACGAAAACGCCGTGCGCGTTTCAGGGACAAACGCCGCGAGCTGTGCCAGCGAATAGCGCGCTCGCGTTGTCAGTCCGTACGGTTCCACGACTCCCCCTGGAAAAGTATCGGCAAGGGCCGGGCTCATGGTGAGCAAGAGGAGAATGATCTGCCGCACCATGAGCCATCGCATCGGCGTCCCTTAGATTTGCACCAGCAGCGCGTTGATCGCGAATTCTGGCGTCGCGTTCGTCGCCACGGTCACGGCTTTATAGGGCGCGAAGAGCGCCGCCCCGCCGACGGTGATATTGACCGCTGCGCCGCCCGAGGTGGTCGAGAGCTTGAATACGTCAGCCGTCAAGCCAGAGGCTAAAACGAAATACGCCGTGTTTTCTGAGAGGCCCGTCGGGATCACGGCGCCGGGCGCCGCGAGCACGTACACGCGCTGATCGGTTTGCAGGCCGTGTGCGTAACTGTCAATCGTGTCGTCGACGTTGCCGACGCCGAACAAGGGAGGATCGGTGTCGAGCAATCCAATCGTGTGCAGCGTGCCCGCCGTCGAGGCCGAGTACACGCCGAACGCGATCTGATCCTCGTTCGATCCCGTGTTTTGTGGAAACGTAACCGCGCCTGTATTTTTCACCTGCCGCCCGCCCGCCGGGCTCGTGGCTTCTGCCGCTGATTTTGTCCAGGCCGGGCGTGTGCCGTAGCCGGTGTAGGCGGCCTCGGTGACGGTCCCGGCGCGCCAATCAGAGATTGCCTTAATCAAGCCAATGAACCCGCCGAGCTGCCCGAGGCATGTATCGCGAAATGAGGTAGTGAACATGATTGAGATCCTCCTGTTTTTTTCTTCGTTATGGTGCGGCCCGAATTTCTAACTTCTGAAACGTGTCAGGCGGCGGCGCGGCGCCGCTCGCGATAAAGAGCACGCCGATTTTGCGTGCCGTGCCGTCTGTCGTGACGTAATCAATCGTTTCGCCGTCAGAGATGAATCCCGTCCAGTTGGCGACGATAAAATCAGCCCCGCCGTTGCGCAGATAGATCGGAATGTTATCGACAATGGATTCGGTGTTGCTCGTCGTCGGCCCGGTCAGATTGTCGTCCATCGCAATCGAGGCGCAGTATTGATCCGTGGCCGTCATGACACTGATCCCGAAGCCTTCGGCGCCAGGACTGCTCGAATCCGACGCGACAGACGACAGCAGCGAATCCAGCAGCATCGAAAACGCGGGCGTGAAGCCTGCGCCCGTAATGTTATGACTCCCGGTGGTAATTTTCGTGTCGTACGTGACGATCTTCGCCGTGACGCCTTTCACGCACATATAGGCAAAATCAATCCCGCCCGCTGTATTGGCATCCCGCGCAAAGACGCTGAATCCGCTCCCGCTGATATTGTTGAATTCCAGGCGATCCGCACCAGCGCCCACGACATGCGCCGCGCAGGTATCGCTAAAGCGCGCGCCGATGTTCGTTGTCGATGCTGCATCGCTTGAAGTGATCCCGATAGAGCGCTGCGAGGGCGGCGAGCTGCCGTCGCGCACGACGAAGCCTTGCGTGATCGAGAGGCCGTTATTGCTCGCCCCGCCGAAACTTTGCCCGCATTGCGAGAGGACATGAATCAGATCCGACTGGAATCCCGGCGCGGTTATCACCTGCTCGGTATCGAGCCCGCCAGGGTTGGAGAAATCATCCACATAGACATCCGTAACCGCGCCGCCGATCAGGATCACGGCGACTTGATAGCCGAGCGGCGGGTTGTCGGTCCAGGTAATCCGCAGGCCGCCGTTCGGCCCGGTAATAAACGATCCCGTGCCCGTGCCCGTCGTCGTGCCGTCTGCCGCATTCAGCGTGCGTATGACGTTGGTGCGATCCCCTTGGCGATAGCCATCCGTCGGGGTAACATTATCTTCGTCTGAAACCGACAGGCAGCGCGCGCGTGTGCCGTCGTAATAGCCGACGCTGATCTGCGCATGATTCACGGTGGTCCCGTGTACCGTGCTCGGGCCGCAAATCACAATCGCGCCCTTCGGCGTGCCGAAACCTGAGAACGTAAAATCCTGCGTACCTAAGCTCGTTGACGCGGCGCCTAAGACGATTTCGTAATTGCCCGGCATTTAGCTCACTCTCACGTTTTGCGGGATGCTCGGCGGCGTCGTATCGGGCACAGGGCCGCCCCCGCCTCCGATATCATCGCCCGCCATTTCATTGATAAAGTTTTCGATATACGTGTACCCGTTCGGCGCAGTTTGATTGGCGTTCGCGCCCGACGGCATGCCCGCCCATCCGTCTTGAATGCCGTCGCCGTTGCTATCGGTGTAGGGCGTGCCGCTGGCAATCGTGGGATAGGGCACATCTGCGCCCGCTTGCCAGGCCGCATAGTCAGGCGTCGGCCCGCCAAATTGGCCGGTGACAGTATTGACTTCATTGACAATGCGCGTAATCGAGGCATCTTCGATGCTCACGATCACGCCGTTTCTGACGACTTTGCGGCAGCCCGCATTCGCCAGGACCGACGCCTTGACCAATCCCACGGCCATCGTCGTAATCGGCACGCCGGTAAACGCCCAGGGCGTGTCTCGAAAAAATGGGCCGCTCGGGTAATAGGCAAAATTGTAATTCGGATATTTCGCATTGAGGTTATCCAGATTGCCGAACGAACGATTCTCTAGGGGCGGCTCAATGCGGTTGACTTTCAACGAGGGACCGTCAACAGGACCAATGACGGAAAACCCGAGCGGCGAGTAAAGATTGTTACCAAAGTAGGCCCGCACAAGATCCCCGACCCATCCCGCCCCCGAATTGGGATTCGACGAGGGACCGTCGATCATGTGGCAGCCGATCACGTTATATTGAATTGCCACATTGGCGTTTGAGGTTGATGGCCATCCATAGATGGACAGATAATTGTTATATTCGGGCAGATCGTGCCAGGCGCCCGTCGCGGCACTCGGGCCGCCGTCTGCGGCCCAGTTATACATGACGTTATTGACTAGCTCAGTCTGCTGCACGAGCAATCCGAGGCTCGGGTTTTGATAGCTATTGATAAGCGGCATCCTGGTAAAACAATTTGCGTATAGACAGTGATGTACCGAAATCCTAATCGGGTTGCCGTAGTAAGGTTGTGTCGCTAAGAGTGATCCCATACTGTGCTGCCCTGCGGGGTTGCCAGAATGCCCGCAGCGTAAGCCTTCTGCGGCAATGCAATGCTGGTAGGTCGTATTCGTCTGATTACCGTAAGAGTCCATGCACTGATCCGTCGACCACATCATTTCACAATGGTCAAAAATGTTGTCATGACGAATGTTGTCGCCCGTACCCGCTACGTCGCCATAAATCACCCAGTTGGTATCTTGGCCGGTCGTTTTCGGGACGTTGGCAAGGCCGCACTTCCAGCGAATAAAACGCCCGATCACGTTATGCGTGCGGATATAGACCGACGCGCCGGTAATCATGATCCCGCCGCCCGGTGCGGTCTGCCCGGCAAGGGTGAGGTAGGGGTTCGTAATGTTTAACGTACTGGTGAGCTGAATCCTTCCCCCGACGCGAAAGATCACAATGCGCGGCCCGCTGGCCTGACAGGCCGCCCGCAAACTGCCCGCGCCGGAATCGTTCAGGTTCGTGACAAAGAGCACGACGCCGCCGCGCCCGCCGACGCTGTTCGCCCCGAAGCCTTCTGCACTGGGGAATGCTTTCACGGCCATCGTTCAGCCCTCCGTTAGTGGCTGCAGGTAATAATGCGTCGCAGGCCCGTGCCGCTCGTTGTGAGCTTGAGGCAATTCAAGCCGGTGACTTCGATTTGATCGGTGTTCAGATTCTTCGAGGTGATATTCGTCGTCGGCGTTGGCGGCGTCGCTTGCTCCAGGGCCGTGACGCGCGTTTGCAAGATCGTCAAGCTCGCATCCTGCTCGACGTTCTTTTTCTCCACCGCCGTAACGCGGGCCTCCAGGGGATCGACGGGCGCCGCAAAGGTTTTCTCGACGCACTGACTCTGCTCCGATTCGTTGCCGCTCGTATCCACGGCCGAGATCCGGTACGAGGCGACGAGCGTGCCATCGGGAATGCTGGCGTCGGTGTAGCTCGTTTGGGTTTTCGTGGCGCTGGCGAGCAACGGGCGTGTCGTCGTGGCGCTACAGGCGAAGAGGCCGCGATAAATTTTGTACCCGGCGAGATCGGCAGTTGTGACGGCATCCCATTCGACGAGCGCCGAGAGATTCGCGAACGCCGCAACGGCTGAGAGCAACACGGCCCACACGAGCACAAGAATTTTGAACATAGTTTGGCTCATTTCATCGTGAATCGGTGCGTGATTCGTTTCGAGACTTCGGCGCTGAGGCCGCTGATATTCGGCACGCCCTGACTATCGAACGATTGCACGGCGAAATAGTGCCGTTTGAAATCGTCGAGCCCGGTGAAATTGCGCAAGACCGTCGGCGCGGCGACGGTGAACGATTCGACATATTGGCCGGGTGCGTAGCCATGCCACACGATATAGCCTGCCGTGTCGCTCTCGGGTGACGCATCCCATTCGACGAGCGCATTCATGCGACAGCCTCTAGGTGCCACATGCCGACGCCATCGCCCGGCACGCCGATATCGCGCTCGGGCAAAATCTTCGTAATTTTTAAGAGTGTCTCGTCGGGATCGCTCGGCCTGAGCTTGACCGCGAGCGCGTCGGCGTTCTCGGCGATTTCGAGCACGCCCTCGCACTCGTCTTTCACGATCCAGACATCGAACGTCTTTGTGAGAAACTGCTGCCTGCCGAGATCGTCGATCCGGCGCATCGGTTCCACGAGCGCCGTGATCGTGCGCGCCCCGCCGTACTTCGGCACGTAGCGCACGCACTCGCCGCCTAATGCTTCGAGGATTTCGAGCGCTTGTGAGCCCATCATGCCTCATCGCGTTTGCGGCGTTTCTTGGATTCTTTCGGTTCGTCGGCAACCGCCTCGGGCTCAGCCTCGACGGGCTCAGCGGGCGTCTGCTCGATCTGCACGGGCGGCGGCTCTTTCGGCAGCTCGGCCCGTTCGGCTTTATTCGCGGCAATGATAGAGCGGGCAAAGCGCTCGCCGCACAGGATGATTTCTCCCGGCGCAACCGCCTTGCCGCTCTCGTCGAAAAAGCCTCGAATCACTTTGACCGCCGTGAGCGGCGTCTTGGCTAACTCGACGCCGCTCACGAGGCCTGTATCTTTCATGCTCAACAAGCCGAGCCTCTTAGACAATGCTCGACATTGTGGAGAATGCCGCAGGATGCTTAATGCCTACGTCAACGGAGTACATGCAGCGCACGCCGATGATCCCAGCTTGAAAGTTCGCGTAGGGATTGACATCGACTTCGAGCACGCCCCATTCGGCGATCAATAATTCGTTCCAATCGCCGAAAATCATCGTGGCGCTGCTCATCTGATTCGAGGACATCGCGACGAATCCGGCCACAGTGCCGTCCCACAGATTGCCGACCCAGAGCGGCGTATCGGTTGAGGTGAACCGCTGCCGCGTCATGCCGAGCTTGGCAACCGCAGGCGTAGTCACATACCCGCCCTGCACGGGCCGCGCGTTGGCAACCGCAACGTCCACTTGCGCATCAAGCGCCGCGTCATAGTTGAATGTCGGTCCCGAGAATGTCCCGACGCCGGAGGCGCCGATAATGCCCTGCGGCTGCTCGGTGCCGGTTCCCGCCAGTGCGGCCTTGTCCACACCGAGCGCGACGATTGCCGAGAGATCGTTTGTCACGATTTCCTCAGCGCCGGGGTTGCTCTGCAATAAGAGCTGGCGGCTGATCTCGGTATAGGCTGCCGCATTGTTCGGCGAGAGACTCACTTGCTCGAACGTCTGTTGTGATTCGGTGACGGCGGTTGCTTCCGTCGCGAGCCAGTACATCGTGCCCGCTGCGGATTGCCTCGGGATCGTGACGTTTCCCACGAGGCCCGACAACCTGCGCGCGCCCATCCGAAAGACGACGCTGCGATTGCGCAGGAGATCAATGAACCCCATGTTTTGCGTATCTTTCAGATAGCCGCCCGCTGAATCCGTCCCGACGGTCAGATCGCGCTTGTCGTGCTGGCTGCGCATGATCGGCATCGGGCGCTCCAGCACTTCAAACGGAATGAAAAACTTGTGCGGATCGGCGGCCCGGTTCAGCCGCTTGGAAATTTCCCGGCTGC